CTTACTTGCTTTAGTTGTTCCATGTAGGGGCTCTCCTGTTAGTATTGGTATCTCAAACATACTGCCATCTGAATCGCCCTTAGCAGTAAAGCTAATGTGTATATGTGTCTTGTGTGGGTTTATCCCGGTGTATTTTCTCCATTTGTAATTGCGTTTGTAGCTGGCGATTTTGCCGTTGAAGATGATATAAGAGATTCTTTTATCAAGTCTGGCAAGTAATCGTAGCTGATCTGCAAAGTCATAGGGCTCTGCTTTGTGCGACCTGAAATCAACGTCAAGGTCAAGGGCACGTACAATGCCTTCAGCAGTAGGATTGTGATCGGACTTACGCGCTGAATGACGTTTGTCACCGATCCAACCATCTGAAGTTCTATCTCTATCGGGGAACGCATCATCTACCTGCTCGCGTAGTTGTATACCTGCCTTACATAATTTAGCCATTACGAAAGTAGAAGCTTTGCCTCATCCTCAGTAATACCTAGGCGATCAAGCAAGGCTGCCTTTTGGGTGGCCTTTGCTTCGGTTTCGGCTTTGCGTTGAACTGCTTCGGCGTTATCGGTTTCCCATTGGGCAAGTTCTTCTGCGGTCATATCGCGTTCAATAACTTCGTTTGTTTCCGCATTGTGTATTTTTATTGTAGGCATTTTATGACACTCCGTAAAGTATATAAGTTCCACTTGTAAAGTTACCGCTTGACATAAACAATTCTAAAGAAGTTATTGCACCAGTTTGATTGTAAGCTTGAAAATAAGTAGTCCAATTAAAATTTGTAGGCGTAGTATCGTTATTCGTCATTCCTAAACTATTGGCCATTTTCCAAGTGCTGGTATTTGCATAATCATAGATATTGACAATAATAAGCGAATCACTTGTAGCGTTGTCTTGATTTGTTCCAATTTCCCAACTCGTCGCGCCAAAAGAAGCATTTTCACCCGTTACATAACCTTGATTACTGTGACGATTTGCATTAGAATCTTGATTGACTCGCAAACGTAAATCTTGTCCATCTGTTGCTGGTAATAAATCTCGAACAACTAATTTCAAATCTTTATACGAACCGCTTATAGAAGTCACAACAACTGACGAACCACTTAATGTTCCACTTGCAATTGATGTCATACCACCGCTTGAAGCAGCACCCCACTCAGGGGCAGTTGCACCCGAATTGACCTTTAGAACCTGTCCAGCCGTTCCAATGCCGAGTCTTGCAACAGTATCGGCAGCAGTTCCATAAAGTATATCGCCAGCAGTAGTAATAAGATCAGTAGAGCTATTAGTAATAACTGGTATCGGGCCAGTACCACTTGCTACTGATATACCTACACCAGCTTGAACTTCAGTTACATCTCCAGCACCGCTAACGCCTACCCAAGCTGATCCATTGTAAACTTCAACAGCATTAGTATCCTGTAAATAAGACACCATACCTTCAGCTAATACGCTAGTAAGCGCACTTGTGCGAGCAGCAGCATTAGCAAATACCATAACTGTTTGCTCATTTAAATACGTATTGACCTGAGCTGCTGTTAAGACATCACCTGTCTGAAACAGCTTATATCCTGCGCCTGCCATATTTCTCCTTAGTAGCTCAGACTATCTGAGCCTAGTATACCTGATACATCTGAATCTAGGACAAAACCTGCCAATAAAGGTTCTGTGGTGTATAGCGTAGTCATCCAGGATGACTTTGTTATATCGTGATGGATGGCATTTACCAGGCTTGATTGCACCACGCTGGATGTGCCAGGGGTAGTCTTAGTAACTGTCACCCCATCTAGTAATTCTATGTCTATGCCTGCTAAAGGCTTATTAGGGTTAGCATCATCATAGAGATTCAGCTGGATGCTATCTATGCGTATCTCAGGGTCTTTGCGTGTGGCTAGGATGCCTTGAGCCTGATTTAAAGCTTCAGCGTTTGTCTGCACCAATATGCCTGAGCGTGTGCCTGAATGAAGGAAAAACTTATCAATTGAAGGCTGGTCAAAGGCATTCTGAGCTGTACCGCTTAGGCGTGTAATAGTTACGTCATTAATCAGCGTAGTATCGTCTAACGCTACTACTGCATTGGTGTAGGAAATGTCCACGCCTTGATCACTAAACTCATAGACCGGAAAGGCTGGGTTAGAGATTAGGTTGTTACGGCTGACAAAATCTACCTTGCCATTGGCATCAACAAATATGCCGCCAAACTCGCTCTGCTCTACTGTAAATAGGGCTTCTAAGGCATCTCTGGCCGTGCCTGGGTCTGCCTGTAAAGTGGAATCACCAGTATCTATATTTCTTAGGCTTATAGGCCATTCTATCTCGTCTAGGATGGCATTCACGCGAGCCCCTGAGAGCTGAACGCCTGAGCCTGCTACTGTGTCTATGGCTGAGCCTGCAAGAAGTTTGAAGCCATCCACGCATTTAAGGGTAACTGTGCTTAGTTCCTCATTGCCTTGCCTAAAGCCAGTATCGTAATTGGTGATGAAGCCTGAGAACAGGAAGTAATCATTGGTGGCATAAGTAGCAAATATGATTATCTGCCTTAGGGGTACTAGGTTGGGATAGTAGGCGCTATTTATGTTAGTGGGATTCCAATCGCCATTCTGATCATAGAGAACTACGTTAGCAGTTCCAGCCTCAAACTTAGATGTGATGCGGTTGCGACCCCTGCGTATATTTACTTTAGTTACTAGGTTTGTAATCTCAACTGGCAATGTGCCAGAGCCAAGCGTATTAGTACCTAAGATACCTTCAGTAAGGCTATTTAAGATAAGTGGGTTGATTTCAAATGCGGTATCGCTATCAAAGTCAACAAACACTCTTACTGTAGGTGCTGGCATTAGATAGCTATGCTGCTAAACAGCAAGCCCTTTCCAGTTTTCTGATAAGTGTATTGAATGTCGGTTATCGTTTCAGCTAAATCCTCAGCGGATATAACATTGCCTTCTACATTAACATTTATTGTTATCGGGTTTCCTTCAGAATCTAAACCTAATTTAGCAAATAAAGTAGCTAAAGCAGCAGCGTTGGCTTCATTCTCAATCGCTGCTAAAGCTGCTGCGGCCTCTGCGGCTGCTAGGGCTGCTTCAGATTCAGCAAGTAAAGCTTCTGCATTATCAGCAACAGCTTCAGCTCTTATTGCAACTGCTAAAGCGTGTGCCAATGTGCCAGGTTTTTCTTTGTCTTCAGGCCATCCAGTACTTGTCATTCCCGTATTTTCATTAGCCACTTGACCATTAATGTAAACGTTATTGGCGTTTACATCCATTCGGTCAAGCTTGGTAACTGTCATCTTGTCTTGATCTAGGCGTAAACCCTTTTCAGCAAATAGGGTTTCAATAGGTATTTTGATTTTAAGTGTCTTAAGCAATTCCTGAATGCGTGTAATTGTGCCAGGCCAATCAGCAAACGGATCTCCAACCATTTCATCTAGGCTATCTAATAGCAATGCCAACTCAGCAGCAGCAGCCTCAGCTTTAATTAACTGACCTTCAAGAATGATGGCTCGCTTTACATCCTCATCAAGAATGGCTTGCATTAGCTCTAAGCGCAAGCGTTCTACGTCATTGATTTGACCACCAAGGGCAGCAGCAATCTGTATACGATCCATTTCAAAGCGCTTATTGATTTCATCAATAATCTTGGATTCTGTATTTTGCTTTTTCTTTTCAGCTGTAATTTTCTTTTCATTGTTTAATTTTTCTATGGCTGTTCGCTTTTCAGCTTTTGTTAATGCGTTTTGCGCTCTTAGCCTAGCCCTGTTTTGTTCTGCTTCTTTTCTTGCTTGCTGACCAGCTAACCTAGCACTTGCTGAATCCATAGTAGGAACTAGCTCACCGGTAACTATAAAGCCAGCACCACGCACCAAGCCTTCAAACAAAGCCATGACAGCTTTAGCTGCTTTGCTTTCTGTAATGCCCCTAAAAGTATCTTCTGCATCTTTACCAAACTCAACTACTGCTGCGCTCAAAGTACCTAGTGCTTTACCTAGGTTTATGATGCCTTCTTGCAATTCCTCAATGCTGACATCGGCATCTTCAAGTCCAGATACTAAACCTTCTCCAAATGCTTCTTTGGCTTGCTCAACTGCTGCTGCAAGTCTTTGCATCTTGCCTGCAAAGGTGTCTGTTGCTTTACCTGCTGCGCCATCAAACCTAGTCTGTAGATCCTCTAATACCTCATCAAACTTCTTGCCTTTAAGCTCAGCTGTAGTGTAGCCAATGCGTAAACGTGCTAGTGCAGTTGTTTCGCCTTTGTAGGCTCGCTGCAAAGCGTTGCTTACTGTCTGTAAATCTTT